AAGTGTTTCAATTCTATTCCTTCTGTTTTCATAGTTGTTAATTAAGTTTTAATTTAACCGTAGAAGCATTTTAAAGTACCGCTACGGCTTTATCTTTTGTTTTAGGTCTTATCCCCTTATAGTTATATCACTTTCAGATATTATCCAATTTTTATAGTAAGAGAATTTATCTTTTATCATAGGTAAATATTCTTCGTTTGGATTGTTTTCACTAATTTGTTTATATATTTCACTAATGAACATCGTATGTTCTTTAAGATCAATTAATATTTCTATTTTCCTGGTTGTTAAGAATGTATCTAATAACTCTTTACATGTATTATCAAACATTTTAAATGATTTGTAACTAATCTTCGATCTGTTATCATAAAAATATGTTTTGTATATTTCTAACCTTTCTTTATTAGTGTGTTTCTTTTCGATTGTTTTTTTGTATTCTGTTTTCATAGTGCTTTGTTTTTGTTTAAAGTATATATCAATAACTAAATATGGCTTTTTTCTGTTTCAAATGAATATCCTTATGTCCGTATGTCCTCATACATAAGGATATTCAAAAATATGCTTGTATTAATCAGAATAAAAGGTTTTGTCTACTAATATCCTTATATCCTTATATCCTTATATATTTATATTATATAGGAATAAAGTAGTATATAGACATAACATATATACGTATAGGGGTTAACAAAAGACACGGACATACGGATGTGAGGATATTTTCAAGATAATCGACCTCCACAGGCTCTGAGAGGGGTTTTATCCATATCCTTATGTAAGGACACATAAGAGACACGGATATAAATTCAATGATAAGTATATAGGGAGGATAAACTTTATGATATATAAAAGAAAGAAAAACAATTATGGAAAATGAAATAACAGTAATGAAAACTACAAAATATGTTCTTAATTTATTAAAGTTAAAAAAGACTATGATAAAAGATGAAGAATTTAGATATGTAAGTTATTCAAATATCTTACAAGATTTAATCATAGCCGACTTTGAGAAGAGAGGAATAGATTGGAAAGAAGAAATAAAAAAAATAGACTAATATGAAATTCAAACATTATTCAAATCCTTACCAGAGAAGTAAGAAAGTTGGAAAACAAAAAGACAATTTTATTATTTTAAATATAAAAGATATTAAACCAAATAAAGATATATTAAAAAGGTGTAAGTTGTTAAAGGAAGCTTCGCTTCGAGGTGAACAACAGGCACAAGATTTATATACATCTTGTAAGAATAAATTAAATTGTATTAATGTTCATAATCTTGGTAATATATTAGACGATGAATTTATATCTACTAATTATTTAGCATATGATATAGATAACCTGGATATTCCAACTGTTAAGAAGTTGATTAATTATAGTAAAACTATTTGTCATATTAGTATGATTAGTCCAAGTAGAAGAGGTGTTAAATTATTTTTTCCTTTTGAAGCTGGTAGTATTACAAAGTTTAATCTTAAAATATTATATAAAAATTTCGGACGATTAATAATGAATAGAATAAATAATGACCTAAATATTAATATTACTATTGATAGTAGTAGTAATGATTTAAATAGATTATGTTTTATAGGTCAGATATTTATCAATGAAGACAATGAACATTTGGCTTATATACCTTCAGATTATTATACATTAGAAGAATTAAGATCACACAACGAACCCCAATTTAAATCATCAGAAAAAACAGAATTTTCTACTATTGATACTATTAATAGAGTTGAGAATTGTCTAAAAGTTTTAGAAAATCAGGATAAACCAATAGCTATGGAAAGATATGATATGATGCAGTATGGTTTTTCTTTTGCAAGTTTATTAAATGATAAAGAAATTGATATTGAAAAAGCATATAGTTATTTTAAAAGATTTATGAAATTGGGAGAAGTTGATAAAGAAAGCCCATATTGGATGTCAAAATCTGGAAGTAATAACAAATACCATTTGGGTAACGAATTTAAAGTATTAGTTAATGATTGGGGAAATGGATCGTACCGATCTAATACTACAATAGGAACATTTCTTTATTTACGTAATTCTATAAAGTCCGATAAAATAATAATAGAAAAATATTAATAAAAGTATATAGAGAGGATATACTTTCTTATATATAACTTATAAAAAAAACGCAGAATTATGAACAATAAATATAACAAACACAATTCCAAAACAGTCGACATAGTATCAGATTATTTAATGGATAAGAATATACAAATAGGAGAATGTAAATACTCTGGTAGTATATATGAAAAATATCCTAATGAAATGTGGATTAAAGGTAATAGAAATATTAGTGATGAATATGTTAATTATTTAGATTGGCAAATAGATTTTGAATATTCTAAACCATCAAAAGATTCATCATCAGGTATGGTAACAATATTAAGAAAGAATATACCTATTAAAGAAAACACAGGTTTTTCATTAACTAAAACATCTTGGTTATCTTCTTTAAATTTAAATAGTAGAAAGAATGAAATAGACACATCTAAATCATTTTTCAATAGTCTTTATTATGATTATAGTGCTACTGAATTAAAAGAGGGAAAAGAGACATCTAAATTTTTAGATATTTTTGTTAATCAGGTTGTTGGAAATAATACATATATCAGACAAAAAATGGAAACTTTATTATTTAATATTGTTAAAAGATCATTAGGGGGAAAGACAGATTTTGTAGGAGTGTTTAAATCTATTGAAGGTATTGGAAAGACAGAATTTATTACTGATGAATTATTCGGATGTTTTAAAGATTTTAATTTAATGAATGAGAATGCTAAATTAGATGATGATGAATGGAAATTTAAAGATAAGTTAGCAGATTATTGTATCACATTTATTGAAGAATCTGGTATTGGAGAAAAAGCTCATAATCAATTTAAGAATATGACATCGCTTACTAAATTTAAAATTAAACCAAAAGGAGAAAACAACGATGTTTATAAACATTCAAGATCTACTATGATTTTTTCTACTAATGAAAACCAATTTATTTATGGTAATGATGTTAGAAACAGAAGATTTTTAGTATTTGATTTAATGGAAACAGGATTAAAAATACATGATAAAAAATCAAATAAATGGATTTCTATATTTAAAGATATTGATTTCAAAAAGATCTGGTCTGAACAATATCAATTATTATTAGAAAATAAAGAAGTAATGTATTTAGATTTATGGGATAAATTAGAAATTGAAAATAGAAAATATGTTGTAAAAACTACTTTCAAATCAAAAGATATTTTAGCTATAAATTTATTTGAGCAAGATATAGTTGATTATGATAATGGTATAGATGTATGGTTATCATCAAAAGATGTGTTAACATTATTAAAAGATAATATCGATTCAGATTTAGAATTTAATAAAGCAGATCAAGATGGTATTACAAAAGCTATGGCGAAAATGACCAATCAAAAACACAAGAAATGTAAAACAGAACTTATGCTACCTACAATAGAATGGAAGAGAGAAGAATATTATGAGAATAAATTATCAAATAGATATTGTATTAAAATAAAATATTCTATTTATGAAGAATATACTAAATCATTAAAAACTAAAACAATAGGGTTACCTTTCTTTAATATAGAAAAAAATTAAAATAAAATTATGAAAAAAGAAACAATAGAAATAATAGAATTATTTCAAAAACAAGTAGAATTAACAGATATGATCCAAGATAGTGATCATTGTAAACCACTAACATATTTAGCACATAAGATGGAAAAACAAATAGCGGAATATTATCTATTATCATTAACAATTGTAGAATTAGATTTAATATTAAAAAACGGGAGTTTTTTAGTAGACTACACAGAATTTATTTTAGACGATAAGAGTGATAAATATCATATAAGTAGTCAATGGATAGCTTTTATGATGATGGATAAACAATAATAAAAAATTTAAAATAAAATTATGAAAAAATACAATATAATTTATGCAGATCCAGCTTGGAAGTTTGGTAATTCTGTTTACCAAGATAATGGAAGAAAAAGCAGAGAACTTAATAAACAGTACGAAACAATGAGCATAAAAGAAATTAAAGAATTACCACTTGAAAACATTTCCGCTGATGATTGTGCTTTGTTTATGTGGGTAACTGACTTTCATCTACCTTTTGCTTTTGAACTTTTTGAAAAATGGGGTTTTAAATATAGAACAGTTGCTTTTATATGGAAAAAAATAACTAAAAATGGAAAGACTTGTGCGAATTTAGGTGCTTGGACTATGAAGAACACTGAAATATGTTTATTGGCTACAAAGGGCAAAATGTATGACAAACGAAAAGCTAAAAATGTATTCCAACTAATTGAAGCAGAAAGAACAAAGCACAGTAAAAAGCCATTAGAAACAATAGATAGAATTGAAAAGATATTTGATTTTAACAATAAGTTAGAAATGTTTTCAAGAAAAAACTTACAAGGTTGGGATGCTTGGGGCAATGAAGTTGAAAATAGTATTGACCTTAGTGAATATTACAAGAAATAAAAAACCAAAATAAAAAATATATTAAACAACAATGGACAATAGATCACTACAACAGAAAGAAGATTTAGACACTGAATATTTAGACGAGTATCTAAACAGTTATGAATATTATGAAGCTTTAATACGTTCAAAAGAAATTAATAGTCACAACTGGGCTTTGCTTCTACACATAGATGACGAGATATTTAGACTTGCTAAACGATTTAGAAGTCAAAGATTAAAAAAATTGTTAGGGGAACTTTAATCTTTGATATATACATTAAACAACAATATAGCAATGAAAAACGAGATAAAAAGAGTAACAACAAAAGAGTTAAAAAATTACAATGTTGACAAAGATTGCCCATTATTCCCAACCGATTTAAGAAAGTCTTACGACTTGGAGATTAAAAATATGGGGGAATATTGGACAGTCATTGGACGTAAAGATACATCTTTAATAGATCCTAAAAAGAGAGCAGCATATAATAAAGAATGGAGAAAGAATAATCCAGGTAAAACAAAAGAGTATTATTTGAATAAGAAGAAGAAAGGTTTAACTGGTTATGATCCTGACTATTATGCAGCTAATGTAGAAGAGTTTAAAGAGAGACAATACAAATCTAACGAGAAACACAAAGAAAAAAGAAAAGCATATTTAAAAGAATACTATCAAAAGAATAGAGAGAAGATGTTAAATTATATGAAAGATTATAATGAACAGAAAAAAATAGAAAAAGGATTATGAAAGAAGATTTAGAAGGACACGATTTAAGAACAGGAGAAGTTCAGAAAACGTTATTAGAATTAGAAGAAATTATCTTGAAAGGTAATGGTACTAATTTAGAAAAACTAACTACATTTATTTATAGTATATGTGGTTCAGATATGGAAACATATAATAAAACAATTGATCTATTATCAACAATAGATTCATTCAAAGAAAAATTAAATAAGTAAGATGAAGAATATATTTAAAAAAATATGGTTTGGTATTAAATATACCTTTGGTATGATATTAGGAATCTGTGGATTACCATTTATATGTCCAGTAATATTCTGGAACTATTTTAAATCAGTACATAAAAAATTAGTAAAGTAAGATGAATAACAAAATAATATTAATAGCAGGATTACCCAGATCAGGATCTACATTATTGTGTAATATATTAGCACAAAATGATAAGTTTCACGTAACACCAACCAACGGTACTTTAAATTTATTACAATTAATTAAGAATACTTGGAGTGATATTGATAGCTTTAAAGCCCAAGGTATAGAGAAGACCTTACCAAAGGTGAGAAGTGCTATGAGAGGGCTTCTAAATGGCTTCTACGGTGAAGAATTTGATAAGGATATGATCGTCTTTGATAAGGATCGTGGGTGGTTAAATAATATTGATTTAATTGAAGAAGTAACAGGAAGAAAAGTGCAAGTGATTACAACTATTAGAGATATAAAAGATATAGTATCAAGTTTCGAAAAGCTTAATAGAAAGAACCCAATGTTGAAAAATAACTTATATAGCAACGATGTTGCGAGGTTAAGCATATATTCAAGATCGGCAGATCTTTTAAGTCCTACTGGTGTTGTTGGTAATTGTGTTAATATGTTGAGAGATGTGTTCCAAAAAGGATTAGATGATAGATTGTTAATTATCCCTATGGGAGCTTTAACAAACGATCCAATGTCTGTTATGGAAGAATTACATCAACGCTTAGATTTAGAACCATTCGAATATCATTTTATAAATATGAAACAACTCGTAATAGAAGATGATTTGGTATATGGTATAGAAGGACTTCATACTATTCAGAAGGATGTGACACCTATTCAGAGTAACGCTATGGAGATATTAGGAGAACAAATATGTAAAGAGATTGATGAATCTTTTGGAGATATAAAAAAATTATTAGGATAATATGAAACTTTCTCTATGGAAGATCGTATAATCTATATATACATTAAAACAAATTAAATAATTATGAACACATTCGGAAAAATAATATTCTTTACAATATTAATAATAACATTAGCAGCATTATCTTCTTGTAAGAAAGAAGAAGTAAATCCAAATCCAAACCACGTAAATAGTGAAGTGAGAGTTGGTCACCATAGAAGTTATTCAATTAGTGATACATTATAAAAAAGAGTTTTTAACATGTGCTATGTTTTCTCTTTTTATAGACTGTTCTAACGAGCAGTCTTTTTTTATATAAATAGTTTATGAAACAATGTAAGATATGTAGAGAGGAAAAAGAACTCTCGGACTTCCATAGAGAAGCAAGGAATTTAGATGGTCATATGGGTATTTGTAAAGTATGTAGAAATAATAGTCTAACTATCAAAAATAATGTTCCTAACGAAGAAAAGTTAAAAAGAAGAGCTGAATATTTGAAAGAATATAGTAAAAAATATTACAAAGAAAAAATTAAAAAAGATAGTGATTCTCTTGAAAGACAAGCAATTTTAGAAAGGAAAAAATTCTTGGCTGAACCAATAGAATTAAATGGTAGAACATATAAAGAATTAACACCAACAGAAAAATTTAAAGTATCATTATTATTATTAAAGAAAAATAATGTTCGTGGTGGAGAATGTAATAACGATAAATATAATACAACAAGTTTGGCTACATATACATTTATAATAGAATTGAAAAATAAGATTAAAGAACTTGATCCACAATTCTCACATTTAAATAAAAGAGATTTCTCACCATTTTTTTATAAATATTTAATCGATTTATATAAAGATGACAACAGAGTATTATCAAAAAACTATTTCTCTAAATTCGAACACATAGATACATCAACTACTATTACAAGAGATCTAAAAAACGACATAATAGAAATTAAGGAAACCAATGACATTAGAACAAGAGAAGTTATATGTTTATTATTTGCTAATTATTTCGAACATCATCCAAAGTGGAAAAAAGTCATATTTGGTTCTTGATATATATACTAAAACAAACAAACAAATTATGAAAACTAAACAAGAAAGAAGAGATCAAATGATTGCAAACTTTGAAGAATCAAAGAAAACTATGTCTGAAAAAGAGAAGAAACAAGTAGATGACTTATTTACTATATTAGACGAAGAAGCGAAACATTTAAGAGTTATCAGAAGAGAAATTAATAAAAAGATAAAAGAAATTGATAAACGATACAAAGAAGTAGATGATTTAAAAGGTCATGTGATTACCAAAAAAGATAAATAAAAAGAAAAAGCTAACATTATTTGTTAGCTTTTTTCATTTGTTTAATTCTTTCTTTGGCTCTCTTTTCTGCTGCAACACCATCACTATATGTATGTTTTCTTGCTCTTATTCTATTCAATTTAAATTGACAACCAAATCTTTCAATCCAATGTTGTTCCCGATCTGGTACTTCCCAAGCTTCCAGGTCATCTTCTAATAATACAATTTCGTGTTTATTTTTACTTAACCAATGAACTTTTTCTGGATGTGTATGATCATTTTTATGTTGTTCTAATCTTTGATATAATTCTCTATTTGTTTTACCAACATATACAACATGACCATAATCATAATCATTTTCTAATTCTTCTTCTAATGTTCTATATTGTCTTATTGCATATATCTTATTATTTCCCATTATCATTATCTGATTTTTTAACAAAATATTTCTTAATATTACCCCAAATATCGATCCCTGTTATTTCACCAATATTTTCAATTAAACTTTGAAATTCTGTTGTTGCTAAAAAACCTGCTACTATTTTAGATACTGGTAATATAGGTATTATGTATATTTCCAACAAGAATCCTGTTAGGATAGCAATTTGATATAATACCATTTTACTAATTGTATTACTCATTTTACTTGAAGAGAATTTTTCCCCTTTTTTAAGATTTTTCCATACTCCTGTTAAGAAGTCCATTGCTATCATTATACTTGTTACAACCATTAAAGGTTGAACTGGTATCAAAATAGATAACATAGATACTATAAATATTCCAAATTTAGACATTATTATGCTTTTTTTTTATATATTAACAATTACAATCACCATAACAACCACATTCAGAATATGATCTTATGTTTAATCTACCAACATTACCAGGTGGTATATACATTCCATTGAAGAAGTTATCAGATGTTGGTCTTATATCATCATCATCGTTATTCGATGTATATTCAGGAAATAAAGAAGTATTAGCACATAAATATGCAGTTAATCTTGATCCATAATATTCGGCAGTGTTACGAATTTGCTCTCTTAAATAAGTAATATCTGATACTGCAGATGGTTCTGAATTTTCAGAATTCTTTTGACTAATAGCCTTATTCGTATATTTCCAATTTAATGAAATAGTAGCTTCATATGTAGCCCATTCTCTTACAGTTTTCTGAACATAATCATCAAGTAAAATTTTATAATTACCTGTTACAGAACCACCAGTTATATCAGTTTTTAATTTGTTCATTAGGTCTGTTCCTAATATTCTTTCAATGTATAAATCTTGTGATTTTACAATTGATGGGATTAATAATTCGTCATCCACGTTATCATTGATAACAGAATTTTGTTTTAAATAATCCGTACTAATAAATAAAATATCCTTTGCCATTATTGTTCGTTATTATTTTTTTCGTTTGATTCCAATTCATCGATTTGTTCTTTAACCTCTTCGATTTGATCGTCTTCCCATTCTGAAATATCTATTTCTGTTTCAATCATAAATGGTGATAAAGGTTCTGTTCTAATTAATAACATTTCACCTGCATTATTAATATCTGCTATTTCTTGAAACGTTTGTTCAATAGAATATTGTTTTTGGTCTATAACATTTCTTTGAAATAATGATTCTGCTTCATATAATTCGTTTGTAGATCCTAATTTACCACTTACTAATACACCAACCACAACTGGTGGTATTCTATGTGCAATAGAAACATTAGTTGAAATAGCTTCTTCTAATTCAATAAATCTTTTATCGTTATCATTAGCATTTAATGTAACAAATTCTGGTGTTTTGTCTGCATCTTCTGAATAAGTAATAAATACTTTTGAAGCATTATCAGTACCACTAAATTTATCTTGTATTTGTCTATGAAATCTATTTTGTTCTTCTTGTGTTGGAATTCCTGATTTAAAATTAATAGCCATTGATGGAGTAAAACCATTTTTAGCACCATTTAAATGGAAGTTAGCAATTTCTTTATCTAATTCAATCCAATCAACCGCAGATATATAATCAGGTAATGTATAATAATCAACACCTGGTCTATATTCTTTAACATAAATTAATTGTGTTGGTTCATCGTTATATTTAATTGAGAAACCCTGTATTAATTCTGGTTTATATTTTTCTTTTCTAACTTGTGTCCAATCTGCTGAATAATAAAAGAAATCAACATCGTCTTCTTGTCTTTTAAACATTTCAGGATCATCTTTTTCATCAACTTCTTTTGCAATTCTAATTTTAGCAAAATCAACATATTTAATTCTTGCTATTGTTTTTCTATCTTTACTCCAAGTAATCAATAAAGAATATCCACCATATACCATTAAATCATAAGCATTTTTAAATGCTATTTTATTTAAATTTTCTGAACCATTCTCATTAAGAATAAAACTATCATTAGTTCCGGTTTCTTCCCAACCTCCACCAGCAGACATATCTGTCTTTCTTTTAATAATAGAATTATGTTTTGAACTTTTGTTCAACAATTCTATTAAATATAAAGGATAATTATTATCCTCTCCGTAATTTACCCAATTCTTCTTACCACTTTCAGTAAAAGTTGGAGTATTATTCACATTATTTGAAAATGTAAATAAATTGATTTTATTTTTTTCTTCTTTATCCATTATACACTATATTGTTATTTTCTTGATCTTCATAAACTGTTTGAGTTATTGGTATATTCACTTGAACAAACCCTGTTTCAACAACACCCAAAGCATTAGCAGGTATAAGATTAGATGAGCTATTTTGTTGATAAATATTATATTTATACCTGCCACCAGAAAGGTTAATTTTTGCTTGGGTTAGATCTATATTAGCTACACTAACTAATTCTATGTTAAATAAATTAAATCTACAACGATCCCAAGTAGTATCTGTTGCTAAAAATTCAACACTTGTATTAGTATCTTGTCCAATAAACTCAAATAAGTAGTAAATTGGTGCTGATATTGTAGTATTTTCATTCAATGTTAATGCTACTATGTTTCCTGATGTTCCTTCGTTTAGTTGTATCATAATTTCTATTGTTATATATTTAGATATAGTTAACACCTATCTGTTTTAAACACAAAAAAAGCCACCAATATGGTAGCTTTTGATGTTATTTATCTTGATTTTGGTTATATTATACTATTGTTAATGTCGCAAATCCAGCTGCACTTATTTCTTGTGCTGATTGAGGTTCTTTACCTGTTAATGTAACGTTAGTTCCATTCAAATCACCGTAAGCTTTACCAGTAGCAACAGTCGAAGCTGTCATATTTACTGCATTTATTTTACCCATTAAGATATATCTACCATTTTGCGTTTCAACGATTACTGACAATGTAGATTTAGCTAACAAGAACAAAGTGTTTCTTAACGTAGCTTCATTTTTAGTGAAGATTAAGCTTAATACTTGTTCGTAAAAAGTAGTACCGTTTTCAACAGAATGATTACCATTCTCATTAAATTCACCACTTTCTTGTCTTTGCTCAAATGTATAATATGTAATAGCACCACTTGTTGAATTCAACATTGATGTTATAATATTATCTGCATCTTCTACATAGATATTATCATCTGCAAAATTACCAATATATACTCTTCTAATACCACCAATATTGTCTTTACATCCAAGACTATATCCACTATTTAATATACATGTACTCATAATTTTTCATTTTTATTTTTTTTTGTTAATTTATAATTTGGGTAGCCGATTTGACTACCCTATTATAATATTTTAATCTTTAAGATTATGCTCCTAATACAACAAAGTCAGAGAATGCGTAGTTTACACCAATCTTGAATTTGATTCTTGTTCTTACTTCATCATTATCTGCTGAATAAAAGATAGAAAAGTCTTCCATATCTGATAACATATCAACACCAACATAAAGGTTTTTAGCAGGAGTTAATACAAATCTTGCGATACCATTTAAACCTTTAACAGCTACTACTTTTACGTTTGTTCCAGGAACAACTTGTGAAAAGTCTTGTCCTTGGTTTTCAGCACCAGTATAGTGAAATAAGTTAGCATCTCTTAATGCTTTTGCATATACTCTATATTTGTCATATCCCATAAACAATGTTAAATCGTCATGATCAATAACGTCAGATGGAACTGCTGCAACCATTGCATCAACAGATGCTATGATAGTACCTGCAGTAAAAGTTACATTTACATCAACAACTGATGCATCAGCATCCATTAATTTGATGAAACCATCACATAATGATAAATCACCACTTGTAGATGTGTCACCTGCCCAGATCAATGAATCAACAAATGAAGAAACTTGTGCAGCTTTTTCATCAGCGAATAATTGTGCGAATGGGATGTCCTCATTATAAGAACCTGGACGCATCATTTTAGATGTGTAATATGTTTCTAACGTATCTAAACACGTAGATTCATTTAATTTAATTGGACATACAGTTATTGTTCTTTGTGACAATACAGTAGTTCCTGCTTCTGACCAACCACAACCACCAGCTTGAAAATCAACAACACTGTTAAGTGTATTAATAGTAGCAGCGTTTTTGATACCAGATTGCAAATTGATCATATCAATTGTTCTTCCTTTTAAAACTGATTTAGCGATAAGGTCTAACTTATGCTCGTCAGTCCAAGCCGTTAAGGCACTTACATTTAAACTCATAATTTTTTATTTATTTTTTTCTTTTTTTACTTTCTCATTGCGTTTCTAATCGCAGTTAATCTATCGTCTTTATCAACTTTCGTATAGATAGATTTTTTTAATTTTACTTCTTCTTCTGCTGGTTCATTAGATAATTCTACAATTTGTGCAGACATTTCAATTTTATTAGCTTCCAATTCTTCAATCTTTAATTTTAAAGCTTCTAATTCTTCATTAGATTCTTTTACTTCTTCCGACATTTCTACTTCTTCCGACATTTCTTCTTCTACTTCTTCGTCCTCACCTTCAACAACTACATCTTCCGTAGCTATTAAATCAGCAATTACACCATCAACAACATTAAAAGTTGTTCCGTTTTCCATAGAATATGAACCATCTTCCAAAGAAACTGCTAACCCATCAACCAATTCTGATTCGTCTTCTATTTCGAATTCAACAGGTGATAACATTAGAGCATTTACAGTAGCCATATTAACAGTTGTTAATTCAGCTCCAAATAATTCCTTTACTTTGTCAATTATTTCATTTTTATTCATAATTATAATTATTTTTTCCTATATTCTTATACATATAAAATTAGTTACTTTGTTTCACTATTTTCTTTTTCTATATTCATTAATTTCTTAATAGCATCATAAATATCTTCCGAATTTTTATTCTCTTTTAAAATATTATTAATTTCATCAAATACATCTGGTGCTACTTTTTCTTCAACTGGTGCTACTTCTTCTTCAACTGTTTCCTCTTTCTGCATTTTAACCAATTCTTCTATAAATTGACCTTCAATACTAAATCCTTTTACTGTACCTTCTTTAATACCTGACCATAATTCTTCATTATCAACTTTATAAGTTACCATCCAAGTTCCTGTTGGTAATCCACTAAATCCCATAGCAGATGATTTATCGTTTTTTGGATCAGCAATTGTCCAAGATTCTACAACAGATACACCATCAATAGCAAATAAATGTTCTACATTTGAGTTATTATGTTGTGCTCTTTTGAAGAATAATTCTTGTGATTTCGCAATAGTTTCCTGTGTGAAAAATACGAAGAATTCATCTCCATTTTCATCTAATCTCAATATCTTTTGATTTGGAATCATTGCTGGTCCTGTTACCATCATCTTCTCTTCGTTTGCGAATTTGTAAGAATCTGCTTCTTTTGAGAAGAACATAAAATCTCTTTCAATAGCAGGATATTCAACAAATGATATAGTTGAAACACCATCTTTCATTTCGTCTTCTCCTAATATTAATTCGAAGACTTTATCTTTTTTACTTTCTTTTTCCATATTCTTATATATTATTTTATCTATCTGTTTTACCCTCCAAAACTTGCGGTTGATTCTGCAACATTTACTTGTTTTTGAACACCTGTAATATCAGATTCTAATACAACAACTCTTTGTTGATTAGTTCCTGCACCACCACCAACTTCTTCTACTTGTGCTCCAAATAACTCTTGTTGTGAAAATTGAGAAGTTTGTGCAACATCTGGTGAAGAAGCAGGTTCTGTCCCACCACTACCACCACCGATAGATCCACCACCACCACCACCTGCACTAAAATCAGTAGTCGTACCACCATCAAATTTAGTAGAAGCAATTTTTGCAATTTGTGCAGCACCTGCAACACCTGCTAAAATAGCTAATGGTATAGAAGCAGGATATGGCACAGATGCTAATGTTTGTAATACTGCACTCGCAGTACTAATAGCTGCACTTGCTAAATCAAAAGCTTTTTTAACTTTAAATTGTCTTTCTAAAATCTTATTTTTTTCTTTCTCTAATTTTTGTTGTTCTTTAATAGTAGAAGCAGATACAAAACCATTAAGTTTCATTTCTTTATCAGCTTTTGTTTGCAAAGCTTTTTCCTCTGCGTTTAATCTATTATTAGTTATAGCAAACAAATCATCAGCAATACCACTCAATTGTCCTGCGACATCTTGTGCCGTTCCTAATTGTTTTTGAGCCGATGCCAGTCTAACTTGTTGTATAGCAGCATCTTCTTCTGCTTGTATTGCAACTTTTGCTTCTTTTGTTAAAAGACCTTCTTCCATCAAAGTATCTCTTTTTTTCTGAGCTGCTTCTTTTATAGCAGCTATTTCATTTTCTGATTCTGTTTTCAACAATTCATTAGAAATAGCTACTGCTTCTTTCATTGATTCTTCTGCCTTCTTTCTTGTTTCTTCGTCTATTTTCTCTCTTTCTTCTGTTTCTTTTTCAACTGCTATTGTTTTTTCTTTTTCTGCTATTTTATTAGCAGCAACTAAATCCCTATATTGTTGAGTTTCTGTAAAACCTGCTAATTTTAATGCTTCCATTTTTTTAATGTTAGCATCAATAGTTGCTTGTAATTTTTCAGATTCTGCTTCAACACCAACAAGTGCTAATTCTTTTTCAGATTCTATTTCATCATTATTTGCTTCAACTTTTTCCAATGATAATGCGACATCTTGTTCTTTTTGTTCAGTTCTTCTACCTTCTATATCTGCATTTATTGCAGCTACTTCTCCTAACGCATTTTCTAACGCTACTTGATTTTCAATAGTATTATTTGCTGCTAATTGTGCTCTTGCTGCTTTTACAACTAAATTTGCTTGTTCTAATTGTACTTTGTTTTGTTTTTCTAATACAACAGCAAGTTTCTTAGATGCTTCCTCTCTTTCTTCAAAAGACAAACGTTGATTATCTCTTTGTTGTCTTAGTTTTTCTGCTTCTTGGTCAAATTGTTCAAATAATGTCTTATTTCTTGCTTCTGCTAACTTTGCTTGGTTTTTCAAACGTGTAGTATCTTTTGCATCAGATACAATTTTCGCAGTATCAATTTTTGCTATATTATCAACAGTAGCTTCTGCAAATGTTCCAACTTCGTTTACTGCTTCGCCAAAATTAGTAACAATTTGTTTACCAGCTTCAAATGCTTGTTCTCCTACTTCTATAATATTATCTTTAACGCCTGATAATTCGTCTTTTAATCTTTGCACTTCTTTGGGATCATCGTCACCGAAAGGTGATTTCTCCCAAGCTAATTGCGCTGATAATAAAGCTCCTTGGATTTCATAAAATGTTAATTTAAATGGTGTCAAAACTAATGTTAATATACCATCCATTACTTTACCTAATGCATCAAACCCACCTGTTGCTTGACTTGCATTCTCCCAGGCTGTTGATAAAGCATCAGAAACTGCACTAATTGTTAAACCAATTGCAGTCATTGTTGTATCAACTAAATCTAATACAGGTTGTTGTTCTTCTAATATAGCTTTTAAGGCTGCGAATAAACCAATAACAATACCAATACCAGCAGCCTTTATAGCTGTACCAATACCTTTGAATCCAGTAGCAACAGATTTTAATCCTTTTTTACCTTTTTCTCCTGCTTTTTGTAACCCTGGTCCTATATTATCTTGTAATTCCTCCGCTGATTTGTTTATTCCTTCAACTTCGTCACCGATTTTGCCCATATCTTTGGCTACTTTATCAGCACCTTTACTCTTTATTTCTACTACTACTACTTTTGCCATAACTAAAAATATAAATTTTTATTGTTTGTTTTTTATGCGTTCAATCCTGCCATTATTAATGTTAATAAATGGTCATTATCCGTTGGTGTTACACCATCAATTGAATCAACTACAAATACTGTATCTACCGTAGCTACTGTATAACTAACTCTCCATTTATCATACTTTCGTGTTGTTAAATCTATGTCAATTGCTTCTGATGAATTCTCTAATTCAAGTTCTTCAATAGAATTTTTATTTAAATATATTACATCATCACCAAGTGTTGTTGCGTATATACCTGTTACTACTTTCACGTATTTGCTTTCGAATGTTACTACTAAATTTGCCATAATTATTTTATATTGTTTCTCTCCATTTTATTGTTGGTAACACATTAGCATTTGTTGATAATGGTTGTATTGTTACTACTATTTCATCTGCTGTTCCATCTATATTAGATCCTATTCTTAAAGCATTATCAATTGTTGTTGAAAATGTTTCATTTGATTTAATATAACCACTTTCTACTTTCGTACCTGTTGTTGGTTCTCCTGTGAAATATTGTGTGTTGTTTCCTTTTGCTACTTGAACAGAACTATTATCAACATCGTTATGTGTTAATGTTCCTACCATTCCTGTTGGATTCAAATAGACATTATATAATAAGTTATCATTACTTGTTGATAAAAATGTTGCATCTAAAACATCAATAATTGCATCTAAATTAGTTTGTTTTAATCTTATACTAAACATTACATATTTTCTACCTGTATTAGCTACTGATATATTAGTTGTTCCATTATCTTCTGATAATACTTTACCTAATGTGTTAATAGTTCCTTCTGTATTCACAGAACCACATATATAATCAAACGTTCCTGGTGTAGCACCTGTTTGTCTTAATTCCCATCTCAATGAATGATTTGGTGATGTCATATAAACACCATCGTTAACATTTGCATTATTTATCACAGCAAAAGGAACTAATAATCCACCAATATCCATTGCTAATCTCACCCTACCAACTCCTAACCATTGAAAATCCATTGCTAAAATATTAGACTTTGTGAAATCTATTGTGATACCACTTTCTCCTGTACCGTCTAATGGATCTAACCAATCTCCACCAGCTCTTGATAATTCTGCTCTAATAACACCCGATTTATAAATTCTAACATAATGGTCAGTACCATCAGTAGAAAAAGATATTCCATCTTTACCACCACTATAAGGTGATGATGTATCACTATTAAAATATCCTATTTCTTTAAATATATCTGTTGTGTTTTCAAAATTATCAAAAGTCATAAAAATCAAATGTGATTTACCTGATTGATAATTAAATCTTTGTTTTGTTTGATTAATAATCCAATCCCCACTGTTTGTAGTAGATAATGTTGTCATAGATCCTGTTGTTGAATATGTAGAAGTAGCCGTACCATTCAATTCTTCATCAATAAACAATACTTGTTCTCCTTGGATTTGTTTTAAATCAATTAATGTTAACAATTCAGAAACTCTAAATCTTTGAAAAGCATCAAAATTCAATGAATCTGCAAATGCTATACTTGAAGTATCCAGTTCTTTACCCAATGCAGCACTTGTCGTTACGACCAATTCTTCATTATTGGTAACTTCTGCTCTATTAATACCGTTTGTTCCGTGTGTGTTGTAAATAATTTCAGCCATTATATCTTATATTCTTTTTTATAATCAGAAACCGATTTGTTTTCACCTAATATATAATTAACCAATTCTAAATCTTTATTCCATCTCTTTGATTCTATCTCTTTCATTTGATCAAAAGTTAATTCTTCGTAATCAGTATCATATGTTTCTAATTCTTCAACTAATGTGAAATTACTCCCAATAGATTTAACATCAGTATAATATTTATTACCATTTATATCTATAACTAAATGAACACTATCACTTCCTATTAACCATTTTCCTTTTTTAAATAATATATTCATATTCTTTGTTTATTTTTAATATAAGTCCCACTTACTATTTAAGTAAGTATTTACTTGTCCTATTTCATCAGTAGTTAATATCTTATCGAATATTAATAACTCATAATATAACCCATCTAAATCAACTGATGTTGTATTACCCCTTGCCCCTATATAACCAATGTGGTCACCAAATAAGTTAGTGTTGTTATTATTATTGGTATATGTTACTGTTTTAGTATCACCATTTTTTCTGTGGTCATATACCTCATTGGTTGATTTCCCTTTATCCATTTTTACAGAATACAATTCATCTGTGCTTAATGGTGAAGTATTAGCACCACTAATGTTTGTAGAACAATAACCAACATCACCTCTTAATGATGGTCCGAATTCTGTATTAGCATTTATGTTAAATATAAATGCATTATCTTTCCCGTTGGTGGTATTACTATGTTCATAGAATAAACCATTACCAGTTGCAGTATGTTGCCCACACCAAAACATTGTTAGTTTATCAGTATGTGTTAAATCCAAAGTTATGTCTGAGAAGATACAAGTATCAACAGCTCCATCAAATATCATATAGTTTAAACCATTACCCTTTGTACCTTGTGCTGGTCTCTTAGCTACTGTTGATGGTGCGAATACTCCACCTAAATCACCTTTATTGTTTATGCTTGTATAATCAGTTCCACTTAATGTATAGTTAGATGCATCTGATGCATCTACCCATATAGCTAATCCTCCCAGATCTTCTGGTGAAAATGTTTGTGGTTGAAAAAATGATAATGGTATTGGTATCATATTATATATCTTGTAAATTTTTAGAAACTG